GAATTTAAAATACAAAAGAAACATGGCTAATTTAAAAAAGAGAGACGTAAATTATAGACTTATAAAGAGATACCAAAATGGTGGAGTGAGACCACCAGCTCAACCAGCTAGACCTAAGATAGGTCCTAAGTTAAACGAGTTTGGAGCAACTAATTATCCAGGAGGTCATGAAAACCCTTTTGTTGATGAGATGAGTGCTAAAGAGAAATCTATAAATCAAATGGCTTTAGAAAGTATAAATAAGATTGATAGTATATTTCCTGGAGCCAAAGAAATGCTTATTGAGACAGCTATCATAGAGAGTAAGATAGGAAACGATACCAGAGCTGGTGCTAATTACATGCAATTAACCAGTAAGGGTATTGAGGGAATAAAAGACTTTAAGTCTCATCCTAGATTAAAAAACTATTACGATAAATTCCAACAAGCAACTGGAATAGACGCTAGAAAAGCTACTGAGAACGAATGGAAAACAAACCCTGACTTACAAGCTTTCGGAGCCAGACTTATGTATGGTAAAGTAGCTGAGCCAATACCTACTACAGTAGAAGGTAGAGCTAAGTATTGGGATAAGTATTATAACTCATTATTAGATGCTGCTGGAACTCCAGAAGAATATCTAATACAAGTAAAAGAATACCAGAATAAATAACTATATTTGTAAAAAATAATTTAAAATGGCAACATTAACACCAACATTATCATTAGTAAGTACAGACGCTTCATCTGATAATCTTAATTTTTCTGTTGATAGCACTTTAACTACGACTCATTTAAGTCAAGGTCCTGGAAAGATAGAGTGTGCTACTGGAGGAACAACTGTTGTTACATCTCAAACAGATATTGCCTATGTTTATTTCAAGAACACAGGTAAATTAGCTGCTGATGGTGCTGACACAACAAATGTCATTACTCTTTCTGACGGAACAAATGATTTTATGGTTTTAGGAGCTGGAGAATTTGCTTTCTTTCCTTTGAAAGGTAGTACTACTCTTCAAGCTGCATCTACAACCGCTGCTGTAGTTGGAGAATTAGCATTCTATACTAAAGCTTAATATGAAATTAGAAGTACTCAGATTCAGTAACGGAGAAGACTCCACTTCAGGATTGTTATTTGATGTAACAACTGAGCGTGTGTTTCTTGCGTATACATTAGAAGATGAGTATAGAGACAATAAAATTGCTGGTGAGACTCGTATTCCTGATGGCGTTTACAAGATTGGGTTTCGCAAAGAGGGTGGTTTTCACTCTAAGTACAAGAAAAGGTTCCCTTCAATCCACAAAGGAATGCTACAGATTAATGATGTTCCTGGCTTTGATTTTATTCTTATACATTGCGGAAACACAGACGAGCATACCGCTGGTTGTCTCCTTGTTGGGGACTCCCAAGTTAATAACATGGTACAAAAAGACGGATTCATTGGTGAGTCTACGCAAGCTTATAAAAGAATTTATCCTCCTATTGCTGAAGCTTTGGAGAGTGGTGAAGAAGTAACCATAAACTACAAGGGTTTATAATTTCTTTCTCGTAGTCATCCTGACTACACTTTTTGTTTTTTCATTGTTTTGTTGAGATAGCCTCCTGAAAAAGGGGGTTATCTTTTATTTACCCTGACCTCTATAATTTGACTTATATCCAGTCTGACCTTTACTAGCATTTTTGCTATGACGATTAGGTCTTTTTTTAGGAACTCTTTTTCTGAAGCTAAATCCTACTGCCTTTGCCATTACTTACTTTGTTTTTGTGAGCTTCCTCCAAAGAAGAAGTCGATTATAGTATTAACCTTAGCACTCATAGCTCCAAATATTGTAGAGATGAAACTAATTTCAAACTCACCTAAGTCTAGGCTACCTGTTACAAAATACTGGAACATTACAAAGCTGATTCCAAAATACGCTACAGTAAATAATGTCGCTAAAACCTTTTGTATTATAGCGTCATCTTTGTATAATTCTCTAGCGGACTTTCTATCTTCCACTTCTTTAGCGAAAGCTTCACGTTCAGCTTCTAGTAAAATCTTCTGTAATTCTAACTTAACCTTTTCTCTTTCTTCGTCTGTGGTTATGATTTCATCGAGTATACCTTCGGCATTCTCAACTACTTTACCGAATAAACCACCAAGTATATTACCTATCATATTTACGTTTAATTATCTTAATAACTTCTTTTACTTGTGCCTGATTTCCAGGCATGTAAAGGTCGTAAAATAATTTGTTATCGACAAGGTATTTCTTGAATAGCTTCCATCTAAGATTAAAGGCTTCTGTTCTGAGACCCTTAACTTCTATTATCCATCCTTCCTTCAGATTAACGAAGTCAGGAAGATAAGTAGCTGGTCTATTTTTTTTAACAGACTCCTTCATTATAATCCTACCTCTGCTCTTTTTCTTCTCAAGACAGCTAGGTTCAAAGTTGAATGCAGGTATTAATTCAAACCTAACCTCTTCGTATTGAAAGGGTATATTATTACTATTTAATTCGTTGTATGTAAAAAGTTCAAGCTTAGAACGGAACGTCTTCTTGCCCTTCTTCGTTACTGTCGCATTCTTTACCTTTTTGTTCATAGGTGTGGTAAAACATTTGGAAGTGGTCTCCGTACTCTCTTCTATCCAAGAGTACTAATTCACTTTGGTTATCATCTCCCCCCATTACGACTTTCAGTTCCTTTATGTTTTGTTTTATTAACTGTCTCAAATCCTCACATCTTATCATATAAAGTTGACCAGTATTTTTATAGTAATATATAAAATAATTCGCTAGAGTATGAGATATTCCGCTTGGATTTCCTCTATATCTTATTTCTATAGCCATGTTTCCAGTGTCTCTCTCATACACATCTGTCTTAACCTCGAAATAAGTATTGTTTTTAGTAGCTAGACTAGTAGCTGATATATCCCATCTATAGTCATCGTTAAACTCAACATTATAAACTCCGTATTCTTTCATTAAGAAGTTAGCTACATTCCACTCACCTTCGTTTCCAGTGTTTAAATCGTTTTTAAATTTAGTATACGTCATTGCTTATTCCTAATGATGTTTCTTTAATTGTTTCGATAATCACAATATCAACTTTAGCCATAGATGATACGCCAATCTTATTTCTTATCTTATTCATAACGTATGGATTTGAATAGATAGCATCCTTATCTTTCTCTACTGTTATAATCTCTATAACCTTTTCGTTACTATTCTTTTCCCTTCTCGTTACTCCCAGCTTGTTGGTCTTGGTCTTCCACCATCTCACTCTCAGCTCCAGTAGGTATATCTCTTTTCTCATAAAGCATATCATTTATATCATCATATATTGCCATGTATCCGTCAGTTAGTGCGTTTATCTTATCTAACTCCCTAATATATTGATTAGCTGTTTTGACTAATCTATTATACTTTAACTTTAAAGCATGTCTATGAGCTCCATTCATACCATTTATGGAGTCGCAGAACGCTCTAAGTAAAGCCAACATGATGTTAGCTCTCGCCATGTCTTCTTGAGACATAAATCCTTTTTCCATTTTACTCATAATTAATTTTTTTATAATATATCAAACTGTTCTTTAGATGTTAGTAATGGGAATTTGTTTTTATAAACTTCCCACTTTTCTAACGCTTGCTCTTTAGTATCTGTTTCTTCAATATCGCACCAATCATTACTATAACCATTCCATTCATAATTAAGATATTCAGCATCAAACATTTCGCATATTTGTTCTTCATCAAATCTATATCCTTCTTCATAGTCGGTTAAATAGAAATAATCTTCTTCATGATTTCTATCTACTTCAATCCAATCTTCGCCATCAAATTCTTGTATTACATCAGCTAATACGTGCATTTGTGCAGATACTTCAAATTCTTCTCCGTCTCTTGTGTCAAGCATAAAGACTCCTTTTGTCATAATTTCGTGTAGAAACATCTCTCTTGTGTCTCCTTCTTTTGGTTTATTCATCTCTTAAATATTCTTTAATTCTACTTTCACTTAATTCTAGCTTTTCAGCTATATCCTTAACTGACATTCCTTGAAGTTTTAGAAATTGTGCTAATTTAGCCTTCTCTCTAGTATCCATCTTTATGATGTCAGTATATTCTTTCTTTTTACTATTCCAGTTTTTCATTTTATCTTTTCTTTTATTTTAAAATATTCTTGAAATTTAATTTTACTATATTCTTCTAATAATTTAGCCCAATATTCTATGTTGCCTTGATGAACATTTGGGAGACCTTTCTGTTTTAAAAATTCTTTTGCTTTCATTATCTTGGATAAAAACTATCTGCTGGGCTTGAAGCCATTAATACTGAATAAGTGTAACTAACCTTATCTAAAGGACAGCTATTACCCAAGTCAAGATACCTATTCGACCTCCTATCAAACTTCAAAAGTTGTTCACCAGGTATGCCAACTAGTTTTTGGAATTTCACCTTCTGAATATTGACTCTTACGGAAGTGTCAAAGGTATCTTGTGGGTTATTTCTATGAATACACACTACATTATCAGCTTTGTTAAACCAGTTCTGAGAACCACTAATATCATAAGCTGTAGGCATTTTGTAGTGTAATCCGCTTTCATCTTTGTCCATTTTTCTAGGATGTGCTATGATGATAAACTTTAGGTCATTGACCTGCTCAAATCTTCTAATCTTTGTCAAGCATTCTCCGATGTATGTAGTTTCATCTTTTCCTCTAAACTCATGGTCAAGTTGATTGAATGGGTCAAGCAAACAACCCTTAATGCCATAACGCATGACAAGATGCTTGAACTTTGATAGTACGTTATCAAGACTAAAATCATCTTCAGGATAAATAGCGTAGAAGTGCTCATTGAGAAATTCTATAGCATTCTCATATTCATACTCTGTCATTCTTCTCTCTTTATCCATATCTGATGTATTACCTATATACATCTCAGCTAGAACATCAAATAAATCACCTACTGGATAATTCTCAGGAGAGAATACTCCCCACTTCCATCCGTAAAGAACAGATGCGTTTAACATTATCTGCATAGCCATCATAGTTTTACCTGAGCCTGGAACTCCAGTCCAAACATCTAACTCTGATGTTCTTAGTTTATAGTGATTGTCTAGTATCTTATATCCAGTAGTCAGTCCTTTCTTCTTACCGTTGTGGAATACATCAAGCATATATCCTTTTTCACTATCAACAGTGAAGACTCCCTCAACTGGATAAGGTTTAGAGTTCTTTAAACATTCCTCTAGCTTTATCTTACCTAGCTCAACTAACATTTGGTTAGCATCTTTTACACCTTCAGGAAACTCAACTATATTACATCTTTCTCTACCAAGTCTTCTGCTTATTTCTTCAAGAAGAACTCTTCCGTTTGTGTCATTGTCAGAGCATATATGTATCTTCTCTACCTTTTCAAAATAACTCCAACAATTATCAAGATAGCTGAATTTATTGTCGTAGTTTTTTGTACCAGGATTAGGTGCTCCATCAGGAACGCTCACACAATTTGTGATACCTACCTCTTCTAAAGATAGCTTATCCATCTCGCCCTCTACAATATATACTTCTTTGCAATCTTTAATATCATCAAGTCCGTAGAATATCTTCTCAGCATTTTTAGTCTGCTTAAAATTCTTTTCTCCATCTCTGTATTTTATATTTATAAGCTCTCCATCTTTAAAGTAATTAAAGTTGATTGTTACTCTATCTTTACCTACTTGAGGCATATACTCTTCAGATTGAGTAATTCTGTTTCTTAATATGGTATTAGAAGATATTCCTCTATCCTTAAACCATTCGTATAATTTATCAGATAATGGAGTTGAATTTAATGACTTAGGTCTTTCGTATTTAGGTTCATTAGAACCCATTGTTCTGTGGGTTATTATAATACCTGAGTCTCCACAGTGATGACATATATACGCACCGCTTTCAGCATTTATAGCTAGGCACTTTTCTTTTGTTTTTTTTCTTTCAGGAGAGCATGAGCGACATACTGTCCTTACTTCCCCTTCGTTTTTGCTTATCGTAATTTGGTCGTTGGCTAAACTCATTACTAAAATAATTCATCGTGATTAAACTTTTCTTTCTCTTTTTCTTTTTGTTTTATAGGCTCGTCTTCCCAGTATCTACCATTGAGCCAAGTTAATGGGTTTTTTCTGTACTTAATATCAGGAGTATCTTTAACATACTTAGGTACAGCTTTTATTATCTCACTTATAGTAGGTATTCCGAACTGCATAAACTTCTCTAAACATTTACTGTATCCTACTTTCTTCTGATATAACTCCCAAAATGTATCAAACAATTCCCTCTTGTCTTCCTTTAGTGTAGACTTTCTGCTTTTATTTTCTTGATTGATGTCAACTACGGACATCTTACCGCAAAGCTTATTGAAACTTTCTAAGCAATCATCTTCGTCTTCAAAGACAATCTCATACGGTTCCATAGCTCCCTCTAATAGTATTGTTATAATGTAGTTATCAATCTCGCATAACAATATCTTAGATGAGTCTACGAATGTGTTGTTTATCTTTATTAACATTTCTAGTGTATTGTTTTATGGTTATCATCTACTTCAATTATAGAGTATGTATAAGGACATAAATCTTTAATCTTCTTTATGTTTGCTCTAATTTTTTTTCTTACAGCTTCTATTTCAGATTTAGTACTATCTATACCTATGTTAGCGTTAAGAGATGCGTTTTCTTCTAGTAGCTTATCTACCCTAGAAACGTATTTTCTTTTTATGTTACTGTTTTGTTTCATTCCAATTAAATTTAAAAAATGATTTTTCTTTCGTTTTTATTTCACCATCTGTAAACTCTATCATTGGAGGAGTATCAAATGTTATCCATTCAAAACAAATGTTGTATAGATTTTCAGCTAATAATGATTTTAACTCATCATCAGATAAGTCTTCTCTATCTATTTCTATCTCTATTTTAGCTTTCATTATCTTAGAGGAATAAGTAAGGGGATAGGAAACACATAACCTAAACCCCTACCTATTCAACAACAAGGGTAAATCTTAGAATGGTAAGTCATCCTCAACCTTAGCAGCTTTAGATTTAGTAGCTGTTTTCTCTTCAGGTTTGTAGGTGTTCACTTTTACATAGTGAGTTTTACCGTATTCATTCTCTCCATCTCTGTTACCAGCGATTGTAAGATTGATGTACTTTTCTCCTTTGTAATCATAAACGTGGTCTTTAATTTTACTTAAAGCTACGCTAAAGTTTACGATAGAAGAGCCATCCTCGAATACTACTTCCTTTCCATTTCCACAATAAATTGTTTCTGATTTCATAATTTAAAATAATTAATTATTAATAATTTTACAAAGCTTTTCATGCTTATAATTAAGCATAGAATACTTGTCTTTGTACTCCAAGTATTTTCCTTTTAAATATTCTATCTCTTGATGAAGACTCTCTATATATGTTATTTGATTAGAGAAGTCATAGAGATTTGCTTTATCTCTTATTAGAGCTTCGCATTGAGTATGTAACATCTTATATTCAAAATCACATTCAACAAATGCTGGGTGATTTTTAAGATAGTGTAATACAGATGCGTGGTCTCTATTAATCATTCTGCCTATTCTTGTCTTGGTATATGATGTATACTTGTTGACAAGATAAGAGAACAGAACTCTAGCATTAACTAAATTTCTAGTTCTAGTGCGGCTAGATATTTCTTCTTTATTAACATTACAAACAATGCAGACAATCTGCATTATCTTCTCATGTATCTGACTTGTATTAGTCTCTTCCATAACAGTTGTGCTATCCTCATTCATATTATACGAACATGTTTCTAAATCCATAGTCATCAGATACTTCTAAAATTTTATTAATTTCTCTCGCTTGTTTAACACTGAATAATGTTGGGTCATTCAGATACTTTCTAAGTGTAGGTAAAGATATATCAGTCATCTTTGATAATTGATTTCTTGATAAACCTTTATTACTCATCTCGCTTGTTAATTTGTTTTCTTTTCTCATTTCGTTTTATTTTGATTATAATTCATCTATCCATGTAAATTCGTAAGGCTCTCTCGTTTCTTCAACAAAGTAATCTTTATACATTCCTAAAAGATGTTTGTACTTTGCTCTACCTCCAGAAACAAAATCATCTCCACAAGTATATACTCCTATATTATATGGAGCCGACTTTTCTATAACTACGAATATAAAGTTCTTGACTCCAAAGGCATCAGAATAGAATGCTGATTGTCTATCATATCCGTATTTATAGGCTGAACTTTTAAATCCTCTAGGTGTAGCATCCTGAGTTGTTTTGATGTCCATGATGTAACCATCTTCAAGATTAACCCAGTCAGCCTTACATTTACAAAGAACGTTAGTGTCAGGGTCTTCCCAAACCATGACCTCTTCAGCCTTACCTTTAGATAATAATTCAGTAGCCTCAACAGAAGAATAAATTCTATTTCTCATTCCAATCAAACTATTCCATTCGACTGGACTTAATATAATCTTACCCTCATTACATTCAGCAAACTCTTGAGCCATAGCCTTACCGTCTTTAGTACGCTTATCCATCTTAGGCTCCTTCACAACAAGTTCATCGAACTTATCAGGCTCCAGTATACAAAGGTGAAAAGCTCTACCGAATATCAAAGCCTTAGTCTCTTCTCTGAGTTCAGGATTATCTTTGTAATGCTGATAATGTGCTGGACTAACGGCTATCTTACCTAACTGAGAATTTGTAACAAAGTCAAAGTCAGAGTAGTAAGCCGAGTCGTCAGCAAACTTCTTTATAAACTTTCCAAACATATTAAGCTATTTTATCTAAAGCTTCAGCTATTAAATTTTCTTGAGGTTTAGTTAGCGTATAATTTGATAATTTACCTCTAACTAAATCACCCTTACCATCTTTAATAGCATCTAACATAGCTTCTAGCTGAGGTGCAGTAAGTTTAGATTTTGTCGTTGTATTCTTTTTTGTTGGTGCTGGTTTTGATATAGCGTTGTTCACCTCATCAGCGGATGCTACTGAAGTATCAATACCTATACCAAAATTACCTAGAACTCTACCCCAGGCTGAAGTCTCACAGTTCTCAATGAAGCTAGTCTTATTGATGTAACCATCAGCTTGTGTTTCATGAGCGTGAGCCGTAGCCATAAGAACTCCATCAGGATTAACTATACTAGCTTTAAATACACAATGCTGTTCTGTGGCTTGAATAAGCTCAGTAACTAAGCAGTGATTAGGATAATTTTCTCTGAAAAATTTGAGTCTTTCGTTTACTGGGATATACTCTTTCCCTTTGATGTTAATTGTTTTCATTGTTGTTTAATTTAATTAAAGTGTGAGCAAATGTAATAAAAAAGTTTTACATCTGCAAATTTATTCTATACTATTTAAGTCTTCTTTTAGTTCTTGCATGATAGAACATCTTTCATAAAGTTCTTCAGCGGTAAAGTAATCTATAAGATAATCTATAACTAAATTTATTTCATCCTGCTTACCAGTCTGATTAAATACTTGTTTTAAGTTATCTGAATTATCTACAAGGTGATGATATAATTCATCTTCTAAAATAAACTCATCTAAGTTTCTATATTGAGAAATAGACTCTACTACTATTCTAAATATAATTGGTCTTAATTCTTTAAGGGCTTTTTTAACTTCTTTATCCATAGTAGTAATTTATTTAATAATATAAACAGCACCATTGATGCAAAAGTAAATATAGTTATTCCCAGCAAGAAAAAAAAGAAACTGAATGAGATTATCTTAACAATTATTTCGAACATACTTCTTCTCTCCATTTTATAAATTCTACCATTTCTTTTAACTTTTTTATATTGTGTGTTGATAAGACTAATTTGTTCCAGTTCCTATTTATATCTAATGATTGAGGAAGCATAGCTCTTAATTGTAAAGACTTAACAGTCTGTTCGTTAGTGGATTGATTTGTAGTTGTCATAATGTTTTTTTTTAAAATGATATAACTAATAGTTGATTTAGCCAACCAAATATAATTTCATAATCTCCATTAAGATACCTTTTATGTGTTACTTTAATAGAAGGTATAATATAAAGTTGTGCTAATGTGTTAGCAAAGTATATTTTCATAATTTTAGTTTTTTAAAGTGCCTTATAATGCACTATATTGTTAAATATTCTATATTCCGATATGCGATATTGTAAAAAGTGCTTTACATTGCACTTTCGTTATTTCTACCGTTTGGATTAATAAAAGTATAATAATACTCTTCTGCTAATTCATAATAATATTTTCTTTGCAATGGATTTATAAAGTCTTTAGTGTAAGCCCTAATCCAACAATCAATATATTCTTGCTTCTCTTTTTCTAATAGTTTTTTATACTCAGCTAATAAATCATTACCAATAAAGTATTGATTTTGCTCCATATAATACATTAATTCTTGTAATGGTGTTTTCATAATTTTAGTTTTTTAATTGTTTAACAAATAAGTTGGTGAG